TGTATAAAGACTTGACCTGAATAATAGTTTTCTGGGCCATCACATATTTTTCTATGATGCTCTATTTCACATCCTTTATAGAGAACAGCATCACCTTCACCCAAATCAATTCTTTGATTGCCCATATAAATAGGCCATGAATAATGATGTGATCTACCTAATTGAATGGTAGCACTTATTTCACAAGCTGGTCGGTCTGTGTGTGCCTTAAGCTCATCTCCATTTGAATATAATCTTGCGTAAGAATAAGTAGGCAATAATTCTTCTTCAGCTATATCCTCTATTGCAGTCCATAATCTTTCTTGCAATGTTTCAAAGATTAAACTATCATTCTTGCTCATAATAGCCGCAGCGTTAGGAACTTGTGCATCACCTTTAGTTTTTTGAACGTATTGTTGCCTTAAAAGTATATGCGTAAAAAAATAACAAAACTCAACAGGTACGAGTTGTGGTATTATTAAATATCCATTTTGATCAAACAATGCTTTAGACATAATTTACGTTGTTGTGGGTGGTGTCCAGATTATAGCATAATCTTTATACTTTTTAGCAGAGTTTACAATCAATTCTTTAAGATGTTCTGGTAAATTTTGAATACCTATATTTAAATCTAAAGTTAAAGCAAGTAGTATTCTTGTGCATCCTTTTTTGTTTGTTTTTATAGCGTGAACTCCTCTGACGCTATTTAAGTAAAAACATTGTGTAGGTTTTAGTAATTTTGCAGAGTGTATAATATCTTTTTGAATTTGAAAAGAACCATCCATTAGACTTATTTCTGAATTACCACCTTTTAATCTGTCGGTTGGAAAATTATTATATGGATGTGTTGTTGGTTTAATAAATAAAAAATCATCTGTTTCTTCGTTTTGAATATACATTCTTAATCCAGATGAATCAACATCACTATGCCAAAATCCCATACCTTCAAAGTCAGATTTAGCGTATGCAAAAATACCAGTAACTATATCATCAGGTTGTAACCCATATGCACTACTAACATATTCTGCAAGTTCTGGAAACTCTACATTAAAATTATTACACCACTTATTACTTTCTTTTATATAAGAAACTTTCCAAGGAAATACATCTGAAGGCGTTATACTTCCAGCATCATATTTTGAATTATAACTTTGATGAGAATCAATCCAAGTTTTTAATTTTTCAACATCAATGCTAGGTGCATTAGGTGTATCTAAAGGAGTATATAGTACTTCTGCTGGATTCATTTACGTTCTGTAAATATAGCCGCAACAGCTCCCTCTGGAACGTTAATATTTTTAGTCGCACCATTTAAAACTCTTACATAATCTAAAGGATTAACATCTACATCATTACATTGAATTTTCTTTTCAAAACTAATCACAAACATTTCTGACCCATCTCCTGTGATAGACTCTGTTACTGGACCAGTCAGCAATCTGCCATCATATCTTTTTGAATCAGGAACAGGATTAATAGCAACCCAAATACCTCCTTCAGGAAAAGATTTATATTGTATTGGAGCACCAGCAAACTGTGAAAGATCAGTCAATGTTCCTTCATTCATTGTAATGTATTCAACCCCATTACTTACCACACCACCACCTAGATATACATATACATAATGATTAAACTTGCCACCTCCTATATTAGGTGCATTAAGTGTTTCATTAGCGGTAGCACTACCACAGCATAAAGTAAATCCCCTGCATATTATATCTTTTTGGTAAATCATACATTTACCTCATTATTATATGATGTAGTGCTAGTAATATCAGCTACATTAAATTCTACTTCATTCCCTATTAATGCTTTATATTCAGCAATTTTTGATGGATTAGCCTTAAATTTTTCTTTAATAGATTGTTGTTCTGCAAGATAAATACCAGCTTGAGCAATTCTTTTTGTAATTTCATTAACATCATCAATATCAGGCCACATAGTCATTGGTTGATATGCGTATGATTGATAATCATCTGGATTTTGAGATTGTGTTTCATCTGATGCAAAAGATACTATTAAAGAATTAGTATCTTCATCATATCCTTTAATTTTTAGTTTAATTTTTTTCATATTTTTTCCGTTAAATTAAGCAACGCCTCCTTGTCTTGTTCCTGTGGATGGCCATGTAACAAAAGAATTTCCTGTAATGTAATTACCAGCAGCTCCACCACTTCCACCAGCATATGGAGTAGCTGCTGCTTGATTAATACCTGGGTTTCCTGCAGAGCCAGCACTACCAGCTCCACCGCCTGAACCACCTGTTCCTCCTGCAACACCAGGAGGGCTAGGAAGATTAGAAACACCACCGTTACCACCAGCACCGCCTGTTGTAGCTGTGCCATTTGCCCCAGGACTTCCAGCAGTAGAAGATGCTGGGTTTGTATCATCATCAGCTCCTCCAGAGCCTCCAACACCTACACTATCACCAGCTCCGCCGCCACCGCCACCGCCAGCACCACCTAGACTATAAGGTGGATTTTTACCTCCAGGATACGCAGGTACATTAGCACTACCCCCACCCCCACCGCCACCGCCACCGCCAGCAACAGTTCCGTTATTGGTAATGGTAGTAGGTCTATTTACATAAACTGCATTACCACCAGCAGTTCCTGATGGAGCGGTACTCGTACCCATACCAGGAGTGCCTGAGCCTCCAGTTCCTCCTGCACCTCTTATAGAGCCATCATTTATAATAGTAATTGTATCAGTTGGACTAAATGAACTTGGGACTAATAACGCATATGATGGTACAGATGAGCTACCTACAGTTACGCCTGGATTAATCTGAACTGTAATATCAGATGACCCTGCTACATATGATGGACTTCTATTTGTATATACATCATAGTTTTGTGTATTAGCTGATATTGTTAAAGTATATACAACTCTACCAACTCCACTTCCAAAGCCGAAGCCTCTATTTGACATGCTTCCACGAGAAGATAATTTAGGCATATGTTCCCTTACGCATATTTAGTTTGTGAAGCAAATACTGTAAATGTTGCAGAGCCTGTTTTAACAATAGTGTATTGGTAAATATCAATAGATGAAGCATTACCACTTGTAGGTGCTGTGCCACCTTGATATTTAGGTGTAATAGAGTTTCCGTCAATTTGAACTGCATTATTATAATAAGCTGTAGTACCTTGAGTGACTAAAAATGCAACAGTAATAGTTTCGCCTGTAGCCATAGCTGTATTTAAAGATGTGCCACTTGATGCTCTGAAATTAACTGTCCAGTTAGCACTTGCATTAGATGTATAGTATAACACAGACTGTGTTGTAACATCATAGTTGATAGTACCTGTAGCTGCTGTGGCTGATACTGTAGTAACTTCTGCTGCATTTGTAAATACTGCAGCTAATGTAGAAGATGAACCTGTAAATGTTTGTTTAGCAGTAAATGATGTAGCTGTACCTGGTGCAACATAATCTGTACCTGCTGTAGCTGCTGTTGTATTACCACTAGCACCTTTTAATACGCTAGAACCTGTAGTAGCAGCACAAAAGTCTGTACCAGCAATAGCGTTAGCTAATGCAGCACCACTATTTGCTTTTAGAATAGATGTACCTGAAGGAGGTGCTAAATAATCTGTACCTGCAGAAGCATTTGCTAATGCACCACCACTATTAGCTTTTAAAATAGCTGTGCCTGATGGAGGAGCTAAATAGTCTGTGCCTGCTGTGGCAGCAGTAAGGCCAGTAGAACCATCACCTTTTTGAAGTGCTGTACTAGAAGTTAAGCCAATGATAGTATCACCTGACTGTAATTCTTGTATTGTTGTGCCATTTAGCACTAATCCATAACGAGTTGCCATAATTATCCTTAACTTACTGTAACATTAATTGTTGAGCCACTTCTGTTTAATACAGGTAAAACACCATTAACTAAAGCAATGTCAGCAGTTGTTGTATCTCTTTTAGTAACTACTAATTTTGTAGGTAGATTACCTTGATATATTGCTTTTTCAGCAGGATAAGTGACAAATACATCTTTTGTTCCTGCACTAAAATTAACTGCACTTCCGCTATTGCTAGACTCTAGGATAGTGTCACGAGATAAAGTAGTGCCTGAAGATGTATATGTTCCTATACCTACTTCCCATTCATTCGTATTAGATAACTGTATTGTATAGAATGTAGTATTACCATCACCAATAACAGAGAATGATTGGAAGCCTGTCGCAGCACCACCTAGTGTAACTGTGCCTGTGCCTGTGGTCGTAGTGGTTTCTCTTACCCTATCTTTAACGACTAGAGCCATGATTTATCCTTACGCTAATGTAACTGAAAGGTTACCTGAAGCTATCTTGAAAATATCACCAGAGTCAATTGCTTTAGCTGTATCTAATGCTGTATGGTATAAAAGATTGCCTGATGTAAGTGCATCATTAATACCAATCCAACCTACAGTTCCCCATGAACCTGTTGCTGTTGGAAATGTAACGTCAGCATTGTTTGTAGTTACACCGTTAGATGGTGCGTCAAATGTAACTGCTGTTCTAGCATATGAACCACCTGATACTTCTGTACCGCTACCTGCGTCTGTTGGGTTTGAAGTCCATAATGATACATAAACTGTTGTTGGTGATGTATATGATGTGTTGCGTAGAGTTGCATTTATAAGTGCATTCTCTAAA